GACTACGAGTGGGCTGTTGAGCATATTGGGGTGGGCACATACCGCAAGCTGATGGACGCTGCTAGCCTACTGCACTGTGCTGAAACCCATGTGAAGGAAGACTATGTTTGTAACGATTTCAGTAAGTTATCTAAAGAGGAGCGCGATAACACTACCTATATTAGTTACTATGAGTAGTGGATGTCCGAACCTTTAAGTACCTTACTTGGTAAGCTCAAGCGCCTTAAGTATGAGGTTCGCGCAAAGCGACGTGCTCAAGGCGCTGTGCCTATTGATACGATATTGAATCGTATGCTCGACCATATTGAAGCTATTAAGGCTATAAATATAGGGCCTAGTTTGCCCGAGAGGGATATCGCTCTGCATAAAGCGTGGAATTTATATGTAGATGCCCAGGAGTACGTTGGCCCTGTGATTCCAACATACAATCCTGATCGCGAAGTTCCCTTGGAAGAGTATACCGTGGAAATAGAATCGGCTAATGCGAGATCAGGCGGTTTAGGATATGCTTCTGTGAGATGGGGATTGATGGGTATTCACAAGGGAAATTCTAAATCATGGATTTATCATTACTGGAAACCTCTGTGGCTAAGAAAAAAATACGCCTCTTGGGGAATAAAGGGACAAGTTTAATGGAAACTATTACACCAGAAATATTAGCACCATATTTACGAATTGAAGCTGATCGCTCTATTAAATCGGCTGACGAATTTACGCAAGAAGTTTTAGATCATTATATTCTTGGGGATGAAGTATTTGGAGTAAGGATGCCTTGGGGTGTACTGGATGAGAAGTTCAGATTGCGTAACGGAGAATGTACTATCTTAGCCGGAATTAACTCCTCCGGAAAGAGTCTATTATCGGGTCAGATTTTACTGAACGCTATGGAGCAGGGAGAGAAGTGCCTGTCTGTGTCGCTCGAAATGAGTCCACGCAGTCAGCTAATACGCATGTCCAGACAAGCCAATCTGTCTGTAAAACCAACTGTGGAATTCATGTTGGAGTTCGCAAAATGGAGCCAGGACAAACTTTATTTCTTTGATAAGCGCGGTTCTGTGGATTTGAATACACTCATGGCGGTCATCCGATATTCCTTGGATCATTATGGAACTCGTTTTATTCTCGTGGATAGCCTGATGACCATAGCAGGGGTTGCTAGTGATGACTACAACGCTCAAAAGCAGGTAGCAGCAGCAATTGCTGAAACTGCTCGTGATCTTGAATGTCATATCCTTCTCGTAGCTCATGCTAGAAAGTCGATATCCATTAAAGACAGGATAGATCGCTTTTCTATAAGAGGCGCAGGGGAACTAGCAGATATTGTGGACAATGTTCTGTTATTGCAGCGTTATTACTCAGATAGTCCGGATGATGCGGACGCTTGCTTAGATGTATCGAAGGCAAGGCATTGGGACATGGCAGAATGCTCGATTGATTTGTTTCTTGATCCCCCCAGCCTCCTGCTTTATACTCCCACCTCTCCACCTAGAGAAACGGAAATGAAGAATGGACAAAGCCTGGAAAGCATTTGAACGCAGAGTAGCGCAGAAGACAGGGGGAGAACGTATCCCTGTGTCCGATAGACGTACCCCACTGGACGTTGCTCATCCTATTTTAGGTATCGAGTGCAAGTACAGGAACAAGATTTCTAAATTCCTCAAAGACGCTATGTGGCAAGCTGTGTCTGGATCAGGGGAAGACAAGGTTCCTGTGGTGGTGCTTGGGGAAAAGCATGGTAGGGAGATGTTGGCCCTTATCAGGCTCGATGACCTGTTAGACCTTGTTGGGGAAGCAGTTGCTAAAGAAGATTACCCACTGTGGGAAGGAACCGACTAATGAACTTATACCAAGATTACATTGCCGTGTCCCGCTATGCGAGATATCTCCCAGAAGAGAAACGTAGAGAGATTTGGCCTGAGACTGTAGATCGTTATATCAAATTCTTCTCAGAGCTTACAAATCAAAACCTGGAGTTTCTGAGAGAGTCAATACAAGATAGGTCTGTGCTCCCCTCGATGAGAGCACTGATGACGAGTGGCCCTGCGTTAGCCAGGGATCACTGCGCTGCTTATAATTGCGCTTACACCGCTATAGACCACCCCCGTGTGTTTGATGAGGCCCTGTACATTATGCTCTGTGGAACGGGGCTGGGATTCTCTGTGGAGAGGCAGCATATAGGCAAGCTGCCAGAGGTGGCAGAAACATTCCACCCAACTGAAACGATCATCATAGTAGCAGACTCTAAATTGGGGTGGGCAAAGGCCCTGAGAGAGCTTGTGGGCATGCTTTACTCTGGCCTTGTGCCAAACATCGACGTTTCCAATGTGCGTCCAGCTGGCGCTCCATTAAAGACCTTCGGGGGAAGGGCCTCCGGACCAGAACCATTAGAACGCATGTTCAAGCATTTCATAAGAATCTTCAAGGGAGCAGCGGGTAGAAAGCTTAATTCCTTAGAAGCGCATGATCTTATATGCTATGAAGGGGAGGCTGTGCTTGTGGGGGGAGTTAGAAGAACAGCTTTAATCAGTTTGTCTAACCATTCGGACGAGAGGATGAGAAATGCGAAAAGCGGACAATGGTGGGTGGAAAATCCCCAAAGAGCACTTGCGAATAATTCAATCTGCTATACCGAAGAGCCAGAGGTGGGCGCTTTCATGCGTGAATGGTTGGCTATATATGAAAGTAGATCAGGAGAACGGGGTATCTTCAACCGTGAGGCATGTAGAGGTATGCTCCCCACAAGGAGAGAGGGGGATTACGATTTCGGCACTAATCCATGCAGCGAAATAGTCTTGAGGTCTGGACAATTTTGTAACCTTTCAGAAGTTGTAGCTAGACATGACGATACATTTAACACGCTGAAGAAAAAGATAGAGACAGCAGCTATTTTAGGAACACTACAATCGTGTTTAACTGACTTCCGATATCTTAGAAGCAATTGGAAGAAAAATTGCGAGGAAGAGAGGTTACTTGGGGTAAGTATAACTGGCATATATGACTGCCCTTATTTGATGAGGTGTTCTCCATCTGAGCTCCAGTGGTTACGGGATTACGCTGTAGAAACTAATGATATATGGGCTTCGGAGCTTGGAATAAACCAGTCTACAGCCATCACATGTGTCAAACCCAGCGGTACGGTGAGCCAGCTTGCTTCCTGTAGTTCTGGTATACACCCCTCTTATAACCGCTATTTCATTCGTAGGGTGAGAAATGACAAGAAGGACCCATTAGCTCAGGTTATGATCGACTCCGGAATTCCATATGAAGAAGATAAAAAAAATACGGAAGCCTGGGTATTCTCCTTCCCCATGTCAGCTAATGGAAAGACTAGAAAAGAGGTAGGCCCAATACAGCAGTTAGAAATGTGGAAGAAGTTTGCACTGAATTGGTGCGAACATAAACCAAGCATGACCTGCTATGTTCCCGAGAACATGTGGCCTCAAGTTGGAGCCTGGGTGTGGGAGAACTTTGAGACATTGAATGGTATTTCCTTCTTGCCATCATCTGATGATGACCATATCTATGAGCAAGCCCCTTATGAGGATATAGATAAGAAAACTTATACAGCGATGGTTAAGAAAATGCCCCAAAAGATAGACTTCCAGTTCGAGGAAGATATAGACAATACCATAGCCAGTCAGGAATTGGCTTGTGTAGGTGGAGTTTGTGAAATATGAATGGCCGGAAGAACTACGAGGACCTGATGTGATTCCAAAAGATAAACGATGGGAGAGTAAAGATTACCTTAAATTTGTAAGCGAAATGCCGTGTGCGAATTGCAGACTAAAGGACGGGACTATTGTGCCCCATCACCTCAAGCACAGGTATTCTCCGCACTCCGGAGGTGGTACTGGATTGAAGGCTTCAGACATATTCGTAATGCCTCTGTGCTTCGAGTGCCACACAAAGGCTCACAACGGGGATAGGGACGTTCTGGACTGGCAAGCTCAGTTCATATTCAAGACGCTTGACAAGGCAACCAAACATGGAGTAATCTCTATCTCGTACACACCATATGAGACTTTAATCCTATGATTGATGAGCAGTCAGCTGAGAAAGCCCGGGATTGGATGAGGGACAACGCTGTAGTCCACGGGCAAGCTGTGGCCGATAAACTTTACATTGAGGACTTCAAGAAGGTTAAGCTGGCTAAATTATTTTTAGAATCTCCGGAAGATACTGTGGCTGCAAAAGACGCATGGGCTTATAGTCATCCGGAGTACAAAGAACTACTTGATGGGCTTAAAGTAGCCAGGGAGAAAGAACTTGAACTCAGACATAAGTATGAAGCAGCGCAAGCTACGGTAGACGTATGGCAAACCATATCAGCGAACAACCGGAAAGGGGCGTTTTGATAAACCCCCAAGAAGTATCGGAATGGATGGACGATTACGAAAACGCGCAAGGTCAAGCGCACGAAGATCAACTCAATCAACGCAGACGCGAGGATTATAAAATGGCATATGACCAAGAAGACAATGTGATAACGGTTTGGCTGCAAGAGAAGTCTAGCCCCAAATCCCCTTCCTACACTGGAAAGGGTTTAGCGTGGGGTAAAGCTACCAGAGCTGCTGTCTGGCACAATGTGACCAAGAGCGGTAAGGATTATCTCAAAATAAAGCTCGAGGAGCCCCGTGACAGTGGGGCTGCACCTGCTGCAACCAAAAAGCCTTCGGATGACATCCCCTTTTGAGGAACAGGAGAAGGAATGGCAAGAAAGAAAAATATACTTCCTTGCCAGAGAGCTATGGCTCCGAAAAGACAAGCCAGCGCCAAGCGGAAAGCTTTGGCGTGATGTTTTCAAAAACCATGCTGGAATGAGCATTGAAGAATATGCAGCTCATGCAAAATCCCTCAACCTAAAGGAAAAGTATGATCGAGACACCAATTAATTACCCTGATGGTAGTGCGGTAATCCTAAATTTTGACCCAAAGAAACACTACTATAATGTCGAAGGAAATTACGTTCCTTCCGTCACCACGATACTGAATTCCATAGCAAAACCTGCGCTAATCCCCTGGGCTGTAAAGATGGGGGCAGAATGGTATCAAGAGAACCACGATAAAGGACTGGCCGTTGAAGAAGTAATGAAAGGCATCAAAGGGGCGCATAGGAAACGCTCCACTGATGCCCTGGAGGTTGGTAAAATGGTTCACGATTGGTGCGAGAAGGCAATCAACTGGAAGCTGGGGCGAGGTGAGGTTCCAGACATGCCAGAGCATGAAGCAGCTGAGAACTCAATCAATGCCTTTAGGAGGTGGGTTACAGAGAATGATGTGGAGTGGATATCCTCCGAGGAAAAGGTCTACAGCAAGGAGCACAACTACGCTGGGACCATAGATGCGGTAGCTAAGGTGAACGGGGAGTTCTCTGTAATAGACTTCAAGACATCAGCTGCTGTGTACAATGCGTACCATCTTCAGTGTGCAGCTTACGGACAGTGTGTTCGAGAGGTCTACGGAAAAGAAATAGATTCCAGTTATATCTTGAGATTCGATAAGAAGACTGGAGCATTCGAGTCCGTCAGATCAAACGAATTTGCTGAAAACTTCAAAGCATTCTACGGATTCCTTTGTGGTTATCTGAGGCTCACTGAACTAGATAACAGGAATAAAAGGAAATGAAAACATTAGTAATGCTGTTAATGATTGGCATGTTAATGGGTTGCTCTTATCTAGCCAGGATACAGGTTGGAGAGTATGGGGCAGTGCATTCAGCATCCGTAACCAAACATGGATTTGAGTAAATGAAAGAAGAAGAATCTGGAGAAGAAGAACTTATCGGAATGATGCAGTTCCATATGACCTCAGCAGTCTACCTAATGAGGATGAACTTGGAGAATAACTTAGTAGAGAGAGGGCTGCTCAGGAGAGTCATCACCTCAATGGCTGAGAAGTCAAAGTGTGTCAGAGAG